ATATTCTTTCATTTTCATGTTGGCCAGTTGTTGCAATCCTTCACCGAGTCCAGAACCAAGCCCAGTCCCCAAAGATTCGCCCCAATTTGTTTCTCTTGGCATAATTTGTATAGGCATTATGTCTCCTTATTGTAATGTTCCATGGGATTGCAAGGCCTTAAATAGTGCCGTTAACATAGCGCGTGGATCTTGCTGTAGATCCTGACTTGACTGCCCACCACCAAATAAGCCCTTTAAACTCGACATTAATGAACCGAACCCACCGCCTTGAGCAAAACCTGGTATTGCAGATCCGAGGCCATGCAAGAATTGCTCTCCGCCAGATTGTAAAAACCCTTTTTGGCCTGGTAGATATTGCTGTTCATACATAGGCGTCTGGCCCATTTGCAATAATTGCATCAAATATGGCATCATGCCCATATTATATTGTGAATGCATGGCTGCCAGATTTTCTTGTAAACCGGCACCGGCATTGCCGAGAGCACTTTGAAAGGCAGATGAGTTTCTAGTATCACCCATTCCAGCAAAGCGGCTGGCAATAGAGGGTATAGTTTGAGTGTTAAATTGGGTCATAGCCTGTTGCGCTAGCGGTTCGAAACTTACACCACCAGGCATTTGCCCCGTTTGCAAACCTTGCATACCCATTTTCCCATACTGGCCGAAATTGGACATTTGCTGTTTAGTATAAGGCGAAGTAGTCATTAATGATGGCTTATAGCCAGTCCATGCATTGCCCTGTTGGTTAACAGATTGGTACGTCGGATTTATAAGTTGGTTTACGCTGGGCATAGTAGTTCCTCAATAAAGTAAATATTCTAAAATAACATAACATATCCTATACGCACTTCGGTCACTCGCTACTGTTATATTAACGTTGGTATTATCTACAAACAACGATATATTCGCACCAGCAGGGTCGATATATGGTATCGGTATATAACTAAACGGCACGGTCGGTTTTGTTGCGACTCCGTAGATCCTGGTAAACGTTGTAGCGGTTGTGCATGTTATGCCATGGGCGATTGGTGTATTACCGGCTGCCGGTAACGGACCGAAGTTAATAACTTTCCGATAAACCGGTCGAACGTTCTGTGAAGTATTTTGTGTTGCAGGATTGATGCCGGGTTTGGGAAACCACGTTTGTCCGTTTACGAACGGCAGTACATTATAAGTACCGGCATCGCGGTTGTTCACGGCTAGAGCCATACGGTTCAGATCCTGAAACAACCTGACAAGTAGCTCGCGGAATTCCGGCTTGGTAACATCCATATCTTTAATATGTTCATTTTCCGTATCCCAGACGTTCGTCGTTGGTATAAACGCGCCTGTCTGATCCTGTATAGCCATCAGCGCATCCTTGAGGTTGTAGGAATCGCATATAGAAGCATGCCATCTAACCAGAACTCAGAAAATGCAGTATCCGGATTTAACATTTGATCATCTGAAAGATATATGTGCAACTGTATCGATTCACCTTCAGTTTGTAGATAAACCGGATGCCACAATCGTGTTTGCAGTTCTTCTAGAGGCACTACAGGGTATGGCGAAGTTTCTAGAACGCTAGTCCCTAATATTGTACCGGTTGCGGTTGCATTCTGGACCATGGAAAGCTCACTAGAAGATGGGAAATAATCAACAGTTATCGCACCGGCCGAAGTTCTTTTCACCCCAAATTCTACTTTTGAGATGAATACGTTACGATCTTGGTCAACGTAGGGGTTGAACTGCTTAGTTAAAAGATCGATGATCGATACACGGGCTATTGAACCGCCACCCAGATAAACACCCGTAAATCCTGGAGGAGTATCGATTTGTATAGTATCGATATCAACGATTGCTTGAATTTCAACAATTTGGGGATTAATACCAGTACCTTGCATATTAGACAAGTAAATAAACTCGCCAGCGGCAAGCGTATGATCTATAACGGTCAGGTTTAACAATAAAGGCCCTACAAGGGCAACATTAGTAACTGACATTACCGGCGCATTCATAGGGAAATCAGGTGCTACAATAAACACAAAGCCCTGCTGATTGCCTGCTATAACTTGGCGGAACTGTGATTGCTGAACGCCGGATGACCAGGTCGAGTTGTTTTGTTGCCATTGCATCGTTTCGTCTGCCCATGTAATGTCCGATTGCTGTTCGAAGTTGCCGAACATGGTTATACAGTCATCGTTAAACGCCCAGGAATTCGTTTTATAATTATAAACCAGTACCGAGTTAGGGAAAGTTGCGTCGGCATTCTCATCAATATTCGGGAAAGTCCAGTAGACCATCTCGACATAATAGTCACGGATCCCTACAACACGGCTAACGCCTTCATTTTTGTTGATAATCTCAAATATTTGATCCGGTATCTTAATATCAATACGTTCAACGTTAGCACCGGAACAGGCATGAACTCCGGTATTACCGATAGCTAATATTGCTTTATCGAAAGGCACGGCAGAAAATGTCGATTCTGCGCCGAGTTCTGTATTGATTTTCTGCCAAATTAATGGGTTGGCATGGTTACCGGTAAATGCGAGTTCCCATGTCGACCGTTCGAAATAAACGATTAAACGATCTTTGATAAATTCGGCCGTAACGATCGCCTCATCCGTTGCAGCATCAACAAAGCCGCCACCGCCATAGCCAATATTATCAGGCTGTATAAAGGCATTATTTGGCGGAGCTGCGGTTAATGGCACGCCGACCCACGAATAACGACATCGATTAATAAAAACGGTATTTGTAGTACCTGCCGCATCTTGTTCAACAACGTTAAGTAATAATAACATGCCCTTATATGGCAGTATTATCTTAGCTGTATATATTATATCGCCTGCGGCATTAAACGGCGGATTAAATATGCCCCATTCGGGCGTTAACTGTTCGCAGTAGTACCACATTGGATCATCATCAGCCCCTGGAGTACCTGGAGTAAAATTGTAGTTCGTGACGAACAAAGCAACTTGGTCGCTTGTTACTGCAGTATAGTTGGTCGTCCAAAAGAAATTTGTATCATCGCCATGGAATATGGGAGCGTCGGCAACAGCACTGCGCTGCCATGAATTAGTCACAAATTCATATGCAAAGTTAACATCAAAACCAAAAGAAGGATGATTATTGACTGCACCTATAGCATAGTTAGCTAGACCCATGACAGGCAATAGCGGGTAAAAGTATACAGGTGCCGCATTAGGCGCGCCCGTTATATTAAAAGCTCCCGTTGAAGTATCGTAGGTTGCAGCAGCTGCCGATGCATCAGTGCGGAGCATCTGTTGTGCCCCGGCCGTTCCGTTAGTTGCCGTAAATATAACATCACCAACCGAGAATTGTTGCCCTACCATAAACGTATCGCCGGGAACCGTACCGGCCAGGATTCCGCCGGCCGTTGTACCGATATTAATCCTAAACCGGGACAGCAGCGGCGCAGTTAATGAACTGTCTGCTCCGGATCCCATAAGTTGCCCGCCGAATCGTTTGCGGACCCTGCCACGCCATACATATGCATTATAAAGGACTGCAAAACTCTCGTCCGGTATCAGCCAGGGTTCAAGATCGGTCCGAAGACCATCAGCAAAGGGGGCGATAAGAAATTTGTCATAGGTTGGCATATTAGCTCCCTATAGTCAGCCAATTAAACTGAGAACCATTTTGCGGTGCACCGGCAGCGTCATGGGTGCTTACATATAAATATCGCAGAACGGGGTGGGCTAGATCATTACTATCTTCTGCAACAACAACAAAATGGGGGACATGCTTGCCTGTTAAAAAAGCAAAGCGCGCTGTAGTATATGCAGGGACACCGCCAAGATTCAAATCTATATAAAGATTATGGGATCCTGAGGGCGTTGAAGCTGTTCCATATTTAATTAATAACCCAGAAGGCAAATAAGTATAATTTATGCCTCCAGAAGTAGTAACGGCTGAAAGATTTATGTCGGCCCCCGCTGCATTGTGAAGAAATACAGCGTGAGCAGCATTAGCCCAGAAACCTACAGAGCCGGGGAAAGATCCTATAGCAGGCCATGCAGTTTGTCCGTTAAGCTGTACGAATGTATGTTGTCCTGCAATATCAGCACCCGCATTGAAATCCATATGATTTTGATCAAATGCAGGCTGTATTGACTCAAAATTTTCAAGCAGATCCTGCTGGGAATCTGAAATCTGGTCTGTCGGTTGTGGAATATTAGATTGATAAGGCATATTTATCTCCTTTATATGTTACCTGAACCCCAACCGAAGCCACCGGAAGTTAATCCGCCCGTCTGTTCGGTATATACTGTTGCAGTTCGTTCATTTGTATACTGAACGATAGTCTTTCTAATCACTAACTGTTCTTGTTTTTTATACTCCGGCATGATCTGCTGGACAGAATCCAAGTCCATACGATCTTCAAATATCTTTTTTGCAGCACCATAAGCAATATATTGCCACCATTGTTGAATATCTGGCGCAACATCATTATCGAGCAACACGGTAGGGGTAATATAGGCCTCTAAATTGACTCTGTACGGCTGATCGGGAACAGGCCGCAATGTGAATGTATCCTGATAATAAAGTACCGCCTGAGGCAATGCTGGTTGATATGGTACAGTTTGAGAGTTTATGGGTACGCCAGGAGCTGGCGGTGTTGCGAAAACGAAAGAAAATGCACCGGTAATATAATTAATAAAGTTAGGACCGATGCCGGCAGTTCCTACCAGATTACCTACAGTCGCTGTGCTAGGTACATCATTAAGAGAAAGCCCATTGCCATTGATATCAACAGAACTAAAAAGGACGTTGTTTTGGAGCAGAGCTGGTCCGACAGTTGGATTAGGTTGAATAGTAGGTGATCCGCCAAAGTTTATTACTCCTGAAAAAGCTGTTGTTGCACCGTCGCCAACGGCCCCTATAGACTGTATAGAGTTAACCATTGGATAGATGCCAAAAAACTGTTCTCTCGATTGGGTATAAAATTGTTGATAACCGGCAATATAAACCGGTTCATGTATTGTTATATAGCGGTTATTAAAGTCATATAATGGACTCGTAGGGTCAGTAGTATTAGTACTATACGTGTCGATAAAAGGCTCGGTAAAGAACGTTATAGTGGTTCGTAGATCAAAGAGCCGCAGATGTTCCGGCAAGTCGTAGATCAAGAATGTATTAATATATTGATTAAGGTCCGCATCAGACAATTGCGCTTCTGACGGTGACCTGGTAAGCCGTCGAACTTTTATCTTTATAGTTTCCAGCGTAGAGCTGGGCGTACCAGTAGGTGGTAAAGGCATTCTAGCTCCTCAAGGCAAAAATATATAAGGCGCAACGTCCCTTTGTGCTTGATAGATTTGCGAAGCTATTTCAGCCATAGGGACCACCTGTGCTAATGTTGAAATTACCGCCGGTAACGGAACAACAAAAGGATTGAAGAAGGTTGTATTTATCGGCATAGAAAAATGTGTAGCATCAACAACAAAAATCGGCCCAAATAACTGATTCGCTTGCACCATACCATAAGATTCTGGTATATCTAAACGAACAACAAGGCCCGTCAGGTAATTATGCGGAAATGATGTAGTTATTAGACAGGGCAAGCCATTGGTGATGGCGGTGACGATACGCATTGCAGGTTGGAACTGGGGATGTTCATAAGCAGGTATTAAAGGTGCTGGCATTATGGTATCTCGGTAACTTCAATTACACCGTCTGATCCAGTGGCATCAACGTCGCCAATATCAACAAATTCTAGGCTCTGGAATCCGAAACGTGCTACTTTCTTGCCAATATGCTGGCTCGTAGTACCATTTTCGTTGACCTTGTATGCATGTATCGGATAGCGACCGTTTTTATTAAGATGACGCGCTACTCCTAAAGGTATCGTGTACACTTCGCCATCGTTAAGGTCGTAACGTTCGACATCGTCTTCTTTATAAGCACGATAAACAAATTGTAGGCAAGCTCCCGGGCATTCGTAAAACCTGAAGATCCCACGGACCGGTTCCCGGTCTTTGTCATGTTGGTATTTCAAATTAACTTTAGGCTTAGCCTCGTCTTTCTTGGGCTTAGTATAATCGTTTTTTAATGGCGGTACTTCTTTAAGCGTCGATACCTTTATTGCTGCTGCTTCTGCTGACATAGTTCTCCTTGAACTCCCGGGCCGGTACCGGCCCGGATAGTAATCTTAAAGATTAAAAGATGTTGTAGCTCGCCAGAATATCTGTTGTCCGATTGTACCTGCAGGGCTAGTAATACCGGCACCGAGGATAATACCTGTAGATCCGATGTTAACCATCGCGTCAGTCAAGGTATTAAACGGAGGATATAGAGGTTGCGGTGGTATTGGGAACAATGCCAACGAACTATCCATTCCGATTGGGTTTACATAAGCCTGGGTAAATGGAGCAGCAGCGACGGCTGTAGTAGGCCAGACAAACGGAGTAAACGCCGATGTATTAATATCAACAGTTACCGAGTTTGTAGCTGGAGTTACAGCAACGATGTTACCCTCTAATCCATTAATCTGTGTCATGCCATTAGCTGGTCCGACATAGAATCGTATCGCTTGCCCTACTTGATAATTGGATTGCACAGTGAACTGTACAACAGCTTGTGCCGCTTGCGATATCGAAGAAATATAGCGCGTAGCAGGATACCAAGTATTGAACGGTACCGTATGATATTGGCCAGCACCAACTGCAGCTACAGTCACAGGAGTATAACCGAGGGTCATACTTACGTTAGGAACTACTGCAGTTACGGTGTATTGCATCCCATTAACTTGGTTAGCACCGGTCATGTTCTCCAGCTGAATAACAGAGCCGACAGAAACGCCGGTTGTATTGCCGGTTAAAACAACGTGAGCGGTTGTACCAAAGTCTGTGGTTGCAATAGTAGGACCGTTTACTTGGGTAGAAGAATCGAAAGTAATAAACCCTGGAACTCCAAGGGTTGCAGATGTAGTCCAGAAATCAGCAGTGGCGGCAGCATTACGCATGTTGACACTACCATCGTTGTAAGCGTAGCCGAGGTTCCAGACGTATTCTACGCCATGGCTAGCGTTAGCTGCGGCCATTTCAGACATATTCCAGACTTCGATTGTATCCAATCCGCCACGGAGATTGAGAGGCTGGGCATTTCCTGTTGAAATGAAAGAGCCATTAAATATATTAACCATATTATCTCCTTAAAAACGCTTGGTTGTGCGTAAGTTTATGATCCATAAATCGTTTGTGATACGCGGAACTTCAGCGAATTTATAACCCACACTGGCATTTAATGCCAAAGGCCCGTCATAGATTGGAGGCCTGTAGATGAAGCTTGCGGAATAACCATCTTGCTCAACGCACGCATAGGCCTCCATTCCGATGCAAAAAATATTGAAAACATCGGCAGAGAGCGCAGATGCAGCTGGGGTATATGAGCCAATTGAACTGACTAAAAATCTGATATTGCCACAAGCACCCCATTCTGAGCGCAATGCATTCATTGGCGCAGGATATTGGTTCTTTTGTAGGAAGGTATTTATGTTATTTAAATCCGGTGTTAATTTCGTACTTGTCAATGCAAAATACGCATCACGGACTGGAGCTGTCAGTTCTGTTACTTTATTGACCTATTTCTAGGCGGAGGCTTTCTCTACTTACCTCTCACGACCTTATCGAATCGTGTTCAGAGCACCGCATCTCTTGCAATTAAACTCTTTGCAAGAGTCTTCTCGCTTGCTACGTTCAGGCTGAATATAATTTGGGTAACATTTAGGACATGGTACACGGCCAATCTTCTTTCCCTTATAATGCATAATATCGGGGCTGCATATTGGCTCTACTTTATCCTTTATAGATCCTGCTTTCTTTAGCAATTTGACTATGTCATCCATCGTTGCCCATTTCATAATCTTGCCCCTTGTCGCCGGTTAGTTAAATACCACTTCGGTTTCCAAGTCTATCAGAGAAGATTTTAATTCGGCACACATTTTACCGAATTTATTTTCACCTTCAATGTTATCCATGATGGTATAAGCATTGTTGGTCAAAAGAGTTTGAGTTACAGTATCGCAGTCTTGCAGGGTGATTTCTGTAGGATTATCACCATTGACTCCGCCGACGCAGTTAATAAAACCAGCAGTGGCCGCAAGCATGTCACGAGTCAGCTGATCTTCTGTCTGCCGAAGCGATACCCCAAGACGTGCAGCACATTCATTTAGTACTGGGTCCTGGTTCTGAAGCGTGACCTGCTCATTCAATTGCACATATGTTCCGTAGAAAGATATCTTTGCATCGATATCTACGGCTGTCAATTGCTGCGCAGGTGGCGTTACACCGGTGTTCCCAAGTGGAACCATAGCCGTATTTAACGGATTGTAACGTCGCATACGCAAAGTTGTACCACCATTCCTTGGCATGTTCTTCCTCATCGCAGGAATCTTATGAATCATGTTAGGAACTGGCACTGAGAGCAACTTATAGCTGAACGACTGTTGTACAGGCGCAGGTAAAGTGCTCGTTGTAGTTATAGACATTTAGTGCTCCTTGAAATATAGAACATACTTCAAGCTGGACGAAGCTTTACATTACGTCCTTCGGTGACGAAACCCGATACGTCGAATGCTGAGAGCGACTCAGCAATACGCTGATAATAAGTTATAACCAGCAACTCTTTGTTGCAACAGCTGTTGCAATTTTAAAATATCGTGATATAATTATAGCACATAACAGAAGGGAATATTATGCAATACGTAAAACGCGATTATCAGATTGAGGCTATTGAGGCCATAAAGAACGGCTTCAAGGATAACAACCGCGCGACAGCTGTAATGGCATGCGGAACAGGTAAAACGCTTGTCGCATTGTGGGTCGCAGAATCTATTAAGGCTAAGACTATCGTGGTCTATATGCCGTCATTGATGCTTATCAAGCAAACCGTAGATGCTTGGAACGATAATACTGAATGGGATAATTATAGTTATATGGCCATATGCTGTGATAACAAGCTGCTTGACGATGATATAATTGACATCGATGCTAAAGATTGCTGCTTTGATGTATGTACTAATGCAGATCAAGTACGCATGTTCATGGAAAATGGCGTTACCGATGTAAAAATTGTTTTTTCGACGTACCAGTCAAGTAATATAATCCCTAAAGATATCAAGTTTGATCTGGGGATCTTCGATGAAGCCCATAAAACAGCACACAAAGACAAGGGCGCATTCAGATATGCTCTCTATGACGAGAATGCTTCTATTGCAAAGCGGTTATTTTTGACCGCTACGCCACGACATTACCAACTTAGGGGCCGCAATACTCAATTAGAATATTCGATGAATAACGAAGAGATTTATGGCCCTATAGTATATCGACTCGACTTTGCGCAGGCTATACACAGAGGCATTATTTGTGATTATCGGGTACTTATTACACTTGTAAATGACAAAATCATTAACGATACCATAGACAATAAAACTATGGACATATATGGCCATGAATTCAAATTAAAGATGCTGGCCAACGCAATTGCACTCAAGCACACATATAGAAAATTTCCAATAAGAAGAACCGTCGCATTTCATAGAACCATCAAGGAAACTAGAGAATTTACTAAAGCAGCTATGCATTCGAAGATACCTGATTGCCATATACTGGATATTAACGGCCATATGAGTTCAGATGAACGCAAAGCGATCATGGCCTCGTTTGAATATTGCAGTAAAGCAATCATAAGTAATGCGCGCTGCCTATCTGTAGGTGTTGATATACCATCGATTGATCTTGTTGCATTCTTGTCGCCTAAAAAGAGCAAAATTGATATTATCCAAGCAATCGGCCGCGTCATGCGCAAAGCTCCAGGTAAAGAATACGGTTACATACTACTGCCTATTTATGTTACAAAAGATATGCACGCATTTAACGACATAGCAGATTCATCAGAATATGCGTATATTATGGAGATTATAAACTCGCTACGCGAATACGATACAGATCTGCAACAACAGATCAGCGATAGACATATCGATAAAGAGAAATATGGTAAGCGAGATAGGAAAATCCAATTTATTAACACCGATATTAGTGAAAAAGAACTTACAACAGCGATCGATATCGATATATTATCGAGATTTAAGGACGACTGGGAGGAAGGTTTTGCCAAGATCAAAAAATGGTATGAGCAAAATGGATCCTGGGTATGTGCGGGGACGAAACACAAATATAATGCTGAAAGAGGATGGATAAATTGGCAAAGAACTACTTATAAAAAGGGCATTTTGCCGCAAGAACGTATTGATAAACTGCGAAGTATAAATTTTGTATTCGATGCTACCGATGAACGCTATGAGCAAAAATTTGAGAAATTCAAGAAACTAGTAGAAAAGGTTGGGCTTCATAAGACATTCCACACTCATGATTTGTCAATTGATAACTGGTTCCAATTTATGAAAAGGAAAATTATAAAGGGGATACAACATCCCATTCTAGATAGATTATTGCAATATGTTCAGCAATATCCAAATTATAAAGAATGCATGGAATATAAAGAGAGTAGCACATTGGCAGCGGCAATGCGAAACTTGGCATTCTTGCAAGATTATCATAATAAACATGGTCATATTAATGTCCGCTACAACGAGAATGAAGCGGTTGCTAAATGGCTCGATACATTGCAGAAGGGCAGATATAGAGATTTAAAGCCAAGCACAAAACAGAAACTCATAAATATGGGATTTGTTTATAGAGCACAAGCAATAAAACATTATGATGTTGAATGGGATAGACATTATAATCTGCTGCTCGAATACAAGAAAATAGAACCTGATCTTATATTCCATAAAAAGGATAAAAAATGGCGGGAATTAAATAGATGGGCAATAAGGCAACGAGATAAATACCGAAAAGCCTATAAATTTCTGCCAGGTCATAGAGAAAAACTTATTGCTATAGGATTATTCAAAAATGCAAAAAAAAATCAAAGAAAGCGCAACGCAAAAAAGAAAGAATAGGCTCGTAGATTGGGATGACCTTACACTTATCGAATTCCAAGATGAAGAATTTGTTAAAGCGTACATCAATGAAATATTTTCTCCTAGCATCAGAAAGACTAAGGATGACCCGATAGGTGATGTAGAGTTAATAATTCATGCGCTCGAAAAATTATGCGATGCCCATAAGTATAAATTGTGGAAACTGAAAGCCAATGTCTTCAAGAAGCTAGAGAAGAAAAAGGCAATCGATATTAAGTTCAAGGACATGCAGTTTACTGTTGGCAGCGAGAATGTCTTTAAAGATCTAGGGCTACCAGATGCCGATAAAGACGTAAAAGATGGTAAGAATGTAAAGAAAGCCCGAAGAAGGACTTGAACCTCCGACCCGCTGCCTAAAGGGCAGCAGCTCTACCAGCTGAGCTATTCGGGCATAAATTTCAATCACATACTGCCCATACAGGAACCCAGAAGAGTTCCGTTAAACATAGAAATAAACTTTTTTCTGGTCATTCCAAGAGAGTACACTCCTGGCAACTGTCTTAATGCTTGGATCTTATTATCATAAATTTTTTGCTTAACTTTCACTACACTACCTTAGCAGGTATATAGAATCTACTTTAAACTTAAATCTTGCGTTCTTTAAAATGGCGGGACTTCTAGTCCCAATATCAGCTCCCAAAGCTTAGCAAGCTTTTGCTGTTGATGATAGGATTTGAACCTACGTTTTCGCCGACAGGCAACGCCTTTACCACTAGGCCACATCAATTATGCAGATATCGTTAGATCTGCGGCTACCTATGTTTTTGGTTTTAATGTCTGTATGTCAGTATATGTCAAAGAA